GCAGCACCGCGACGCGCTCGACATGACCGAGCGTCGCAAACGGCGTCCAGGCGGCGATGTCCTCCTCCTCGTCATAGGTGAGGACCGCCACGGTGCCGTCGGCCAGCACGTACCACAGCCGCGTGTCGGGGTTGCGCTGGACGGCGCAGTCGACGATGCCGGCGGCGCACATTTCCTGCTTGAGGCGGGTCAGTTCGTGCGCCCGGTAATCGCCGAACTGGCCCTCGAAGACCAGCTTGAAGACGCGCTTGCCGTCGCGCCCGACAAAGGCGGCGATCGCGTCGATCTTCAACGCCCGAACCCGCGCCGCGCCGCGCGTCGAGCAATCGCGGGCGACAAAGGCGGTCGGCGTCAACGGCGCGTCGAAGGCATCCGAGCGGATCGACACCTCCTGCTGCGCCGTGCCGGCGAGAAGGCGCTGCGACGACAGGAGCCAGCGCACCCCGTCACGCCCGCCGGTGGCGATCGTGCGGTTGATCGGCCCGGCATCGCCGATAAAAGCCGGGTCATAGGACGCATAGGCGTCGGAGACGCTGCCCTGGATCGCCGTGTCGTGGCCGAAGAACAGGCGGCCGTCGTGCAGCGCCACGGCGGCGGGAAAGCCGCGGTAGGGGCTCCAGTCGCCCTCGGTCCAGTCGCTCGTCGCCGCGGCACCGGTAAAATGCTGCAGGACGTCGATCTGCGCGACCGTCGGGCTGACGATCTGAGTGACCCGGCCGACGCCGGTCTGGATGCTGCCGGCGGAAATCAGCTGAACGTCAGCGCTGCCGCTGACCCAGCCGCCGGGTTTGACGAACAGGCGGTAGAAAATGACCTGGTTGTCGAGTTGGTCGTTGTAACTTTCCGAGGCCCCGGCGGTGTAAGACTTGACGTCGTACCACGAGCCGACGACGCCGATCGAGCGCTGTAGCCAGATCGTCTCAACAAAGGCGCCGTTGATTATAATGGCGATGTCGCGCTGCGGCCGAAGGCCCGAGACGCGGATTGCGGCGGTCGACTGGCTCTCGCCGGCGAGGATGGCGGTGATGAATTGCCCCTGCTGGGTCAATTTGAACAGCGCCCCAAAATGTCCAGGCTGAAAGAACGGCCGCGACGCGGAGAGGCTGACATTGCCGGTCGGTCCGCCCGGCGCCAGCAGGAGGGCGGAGGTGTTCGGCAGGCGGTAGGGGCCGTCATCGGCGTAGTAGCGCACGACGCTCCAACTGCGCTGCGAGCGCCGTTCGATGCGCTGCTGCGGGACGCCGAGGCAGGCGACAAAGAGGACGTCCTCGGACTGGTCATAGAACAGGTTCGAGAGGTCGCCGGCGCCCCACGATGTCGGCACCTCGACGACGCCGGCGGGCTCGAGCTGGATCGATCCGACGGTGCTCGGCCACTCGGTGTTGGCGCCGAGCCTGATCCAGAAATCGCCGCTCGGGGTGAAGGCGAGGCTGTGCCAGCCCTCCGTAAGGATGGCATCGAGATAGGCGTTGTCGCCGGGCGAGGTGCCGACGCGCAACGCTACGATGCCGTGCGCGATCTGGATCTGCAGGGCGTGCTCGACCCCGGGCTCATGGACGGCGATCCCCTGATCGCGGGCGGCGTAATTGACCCCAGTGCCGAGGAACGCCATGCCTGGCACCGCAACCCAGCCGGACGTCGCGCCGGCCTCGTCGACATCGGCCCAGCCGGTGAGATCGGTGGTGAAGAAGCCGTTGGTGACCGCCGCCGTGACGGCCGGGCGGACGATATAGGCGCCGTCGGTCATCACCCGCATGACGGCCGGGGTGAGGATGAGGAGGTCTTTGGTGACCTCGTCGAAGGTGAATTCGATCAGGCGCGCGGCGACGTCGCCCCTGGTGTTGTCGAGCCGGCGCGTGCCGGGGCGGAATTCGCAGGGGCCGAGGGTGCGCGGCAGGAAATTCGACTGCACCTCGCAGGCGACGCGCAGCTTTGCGAGGTCGACGCGCGCCAGCGCCAGCTTTGATACTTCGCCGGCGTTTAAGCTGAAGAGGCCCTGATCGACAGCGGCCATCGCCTATCGGGCCTTCGGGTCGCCGGGCGGGTGGAAGCCCATCGGCACGGTTTCGGGATAGCGGTAAATCGGCATCCCGTCAGCCGATAGGAGGCCGGTGGCGATCGGCCCTGGCGCCTCATGGATGGAGATCGTCTGGCGCTCGTCGGGCGGCGGAAGGCCGTCATCCTCGCACCACAACAGCCGGGCCGGCGGCGGGCCGTACCTCATCCCCACCAGCCCTGCGCCGGGCCATAGCCGGGGCCGATGCCGTAGCCGCGGCCCCAGCCGTAGCGGGCGCGCACGACGCGGCCGACCTGGCGGTAGAGCGGGCCGTCGCGGTTGTCGTCGTTCGACTCGGCCTCGCGCAGCTGCAGCTGGAAGAACTTGAAGCGCTCGGCGGCGAGCGCTGCCATTTTCGGGTTGCCGCGCGCCTCGATGTGCTCGAGATAGGCCAGGAGCGCATCGCGGAAATGCGCCGTCCACTGCGTCGGGTCGAGGCCCTTCTCGGTCGACAGGTAGCGCAAGGACAGGGGCGCCCAGTTGGCGTGCAGGGTCAGGCCCTCGTCGATGTAGTCGGTGTCGACGTGCAGCCCGGCGAGGCCCTCGTTGATCTGCCGGCCAAACCAGATCGTGCGCAGCCAGTCGGCGGGCTTGATGAACCGAAACGCGTAGCCGTGCTGCGGCGTCCCGTCGTCGCCCGGCAGGGGATCGGTGTTTTCGGTCAGTTCGACGGACCGAATCGCGAACCGCCAGCGCGCCTGCTCCAAGACCCAGCGGGCGCATTGCAGGAACTGCCCGCTCAGCTGGTGGCGGGTCCAGGGGTGCGTCGGCTCGCTTTCGTCCTCGATCGCGGCGGCGAGCGCCTCGCCGAACGCCGCCGCCTTGGCCCCGGCCGGGTTGGCGCCTCGCGGCTGCGGTTCGGGCTCATCGGCGGCTTTCAGCTCGAGATAGGCGAAGACGGCCTGCGCGAGGCTCTCGGGCCACAGCGTCGCATCGTAGGCTTCGGTCGACAGGTAGCGCGCCAGAAACACCGGGGTCGCGGTCTGCCATTGCCGGCCGCGCTCCTTGATGTCGATCGGGCATTCGATGCCGCCCCAGTTGATGAAGAGGGCATGGGTCTGCACCCAGTCGGCCGGCACCGCCCAGCGATGCGGGTAGACGAGGTCGTAGCCGGCGGTGAGTTCCTCCTGCGGCCCGAGCTGGATGGTCTTGAGCGCAAAGCGCCACCAGCCGCGGGCAATGACCGCCGGCATCGAGCGGGCGTATTCGCCGGTCAGCTGGTACTGCAGCCACGGGTCTTCCGGCAGCGCGTCGTGCTGCACGGCGCTGCCGAGGAGGCTGCTGAACAGCTGCGACATGCGGCCGGCGGCGCCGTGCTCGCCGGTGACCCGGTCGGCGACGAGAAACGCCAGGTACGCCCCGACCGCCTGGGAGAAATGCTCTGGCCACGGATGGCCGGCGAGCTCGGGGTCGAGGAAGTCCCGCGACACAAACCGCAGGTTGATGCCGGCCCCGAGATTGGCGCTGAAGGTCAAACCCTGCTCGCGGATGTCGAGCGGCCGCTCCTGCCCCTCGGTCGTGAGGATGAAGAGCGCGTGGGTGTGCAGCCAGTCGGCCGGCTTGGCATAGGCGTTGCTGAAGCCGGGTAACGGCCCCGCGCCGGCGGCCAGCGGAACGGTCTTCAGCGCGTGCCGCCAGGCGGCCTGCCTTGTGACGAACTCGACGGCCTGGTCATAGGCGTCGTCGAGCGCGTAGCGACTTTCGGTGTCGTCGGTGATGACGGCGAGGCGGGCGTCGGCGAGGTGGCGCAGCGCGTCCTTGTAGAGCCGCAGCTTGGTCGTCGGCATGGCCGGCCTCCGTCAGTTCAGGGCTGCTCGCGGATCGGCACGCCGCAGAGTTGCGTGATGCTGGCCGTCGACGAGGGCAGCAGCAGCCGGATCGCCGGGTCGTTCTTGAGGTCGGCCATCTCCTCCGAGGTGAGGACGATCTCCCGCGGCGCCTCGCCGGTACGGCGAAAGCTGGCGTCGATCTCGGCCCGGATGCGGCGCATCGAGCAGCGGCCGCCGTGAGCAAACGCGTCCATCGGTCAGGCGGCCGCCTTCCTGGCCGCGGACGCAGCGGCGGCGCCCCGCAGCGGCGGCTTTGCCGCGGGTTGCGGCTCCTCGGGCTGGTTCGGGTCGGGCTGCGGCTCCTCGGGCTGGGGCGCCGGCTGCTCGGACGGCGGCTCTTCAACCGGCTGAGCCGGCGGGTCGGACATCCGCACGGCATGAACATTGGGCGGCACCGGCTGCCGCGCCGCCTTGATGTTGACCAGGGCGTCGATTGCCGACGCCTGGTCGGGGAAGTCGCGCGCCACGACGTCCTGGCCGCGGATGATGCGCCAGCGGTGCGGGCCGCCCCACTCGACGCTGTAGCCCTCCTTGTCGGGCCAGGGGCCGACCGGCGCGTGGGTCGCGGCGCGCCCCTCGGAGACGCGCAAGGGGCGCATCCGGGCCCACAGGCCCCGCGGGTCGAGTTCGATGCACCGCACCTCCATGTCGAAGCTGCCGTCGGCGGCGATGATTTCGACGCGGTCGTAGACCCGCATGCCGCTCGCCAGGTGCGTCCAGTAATCGGGGTCCATGACGTGCTCGGGGGTCGTCCCCGGCGCGGCCAGGACAAAATGCACCGCTCGGGCGTAGTCGGCGCGCGAACTGCGGGTCGGCAGCAGCTGGCTCGGAATGGTCACGCTCGTCTCCTGGTTTTACGGTGGGATTTATGTGGGGTCGCGGGCGCCGGCGGGAGGCAGCCAACCGGCGCCCGTCTTTCGGGTTTGTCGGGGCCCTACTCGGCGATCACCACGCCGGTCTGCGAAACCGTGCAGGTGGTGGCGGTCACCGTCAGGACATTGGCGATCGTCGTCGCCGGCGTCGCGGTGTCGACGATGTAGATGACGTCGCGCGCCTTCATCCCCTTGGCGAAGGCGTCCGAGAAGTAGTTGGCCGCCTTGACGGTCGCGAAATTGTCGGCGGAGCGGTAGAGCCACATCCCCCAGCTGCCGTCGAGGATGCCGTCGAAGCGGCTCATGCGGTTCGGATCGTAGGCCATGTCTGGCCCTCCTTTCGGGTGTGTCGCTGTGGGGGTTAGGAGCTCAGCCCGGTGTCGTCGTGGGTGAACTTGACGATGCCGGCGTTCTGCAGCTTGGAAGCGCCCTGGTAGACCGAGTGCCGGGCCCAGGAGGTGTCCTGCTTCTCGTCGCGGCCGATCGCGGCGTCGATCGTGCCGCTGGCGATCGCATGGCCGAGCGCGGCCTTGTGCCAGGCGAGGCAGACCCCGGACGCGGTGCCGTTGCCGGTGAGCCCGGTATGCTCGCCCCAGTTGATCCCCATCCAATAGACCCAGCGGCCCAACAGCGGCATGCCTTCGTCGATCTTGCCGCCGGTTCGGCTGTACTGGGAGTTGGCAAAGGACGTGATGTCGGTGAGGTAGGCCCAGCAGGCCGGCGTCACCAAGGTGTAGAGGTTGCCGCTGTCGGCCTCGCCGGCGTTGGCGTTCCTGAGGATCGTCGCGATCCGGTTGGCGACCGTCTTCGACATCGCGCCGACGGCGCCGAGAGAAACGGTGCCGGTTTCGGCCGCCGCGATGATCGTGGCGTCGATCTTGCGGTTGATCACCGCAATACCGTTCTCCCGCATCAGCTGCAGCTGGTTGCCCTGCGCCTTGAAGATGTCGAAGTTGGTTTTTTCGTTGAGGTCGTGGGCTTCGGCGAAGGTGATCGGGATCTGAACCTGAGAGTCGTCCGACGGCGGGATGAGGCCGTTGGAACCGCGGGTCACCGCCTGGCGGCCGCCGGAACCGGCGACGAGGAAGTAGACCGCCGAGCCGCGCGACTCGGTGTCGGTGGTGACGGCGCCGCGCAGGACGCTTTCGCGGCGTTCGAAGGCGGCGATGTACTGGTCGCGATAGAGTACTTGGGCAGCAATGGACATGGCCCGGTGCTCCTCATCGAGAGGGGGTTGGTGGGCCGTCGTCGATCAGGGAGGCCGCTGGGTTGCCCGTGGTGGCGGTGGCCGCGCGAGCGCGCGGGGGCCTGGGGATCGTCAGCGGGGCGTCACGATGGGCGGTAGGGTGTGCGAGCCTGCCCGGCCGCGGGAGGCGGGGTGGGGGCGGGTCGAACGGGGTGAAAGGGGTGTCGGATGTTCTGGCTGCTATGAGCCGGGCGTCGTAAACGCCACCATCGGCCCTGACCGGCCGCGCTTGCGGCGCAGCGGTCCCTTCAGGATCCCGGTGCCGGCGTCGGCCTTGTTGAAATCCTTCGCCACCGATTGCGGCAGCCCGACCTTTTTGGCAAAGGCCGGATTATGTGCAGCGGCGGCCATCAGCCGCGCCTGGCGCCTTGTGGTGCTGGGCATCAGGCGGCCTGCGACCGGCGGCCCTGTTTCTCGGACCGCGCCTGGCGCGCCTCGGCGAGCTGCGTCAACCTTGTGTGCTCGTCGTTCGTGAGGCGCTGCGTCGCGCTCTTGGTGATCAGCTCCTGGTACTCGACGTCGATCGTCTTGCCGCCGCCGCCACCGTCGCCGCCAATGAGGGCCTCCTCGTCGGCGCCGGCCCGGCCCATGGCGATGAGGCCCATGATGAACGGCGCGTAATCCTTGACCGGCAGGCCGTTTGCCATCGTCGCCTGCAGCACCTGGTCGAGGGCCTCCTCGCGACCCTCGAAATGCCGCGCCAGATACTCCTCGGCGATCGCCAGGTTGCGCTTGAACTCGCGGCCGGGGAACTCCTTGCGCAGCTGGGCGACATTCTCCTCCTGCAGCTCGCGCACCGCCTCGGCCATCGCCTGGCGGCCGGCGGCCTGCGCCTGGGTGTACCACTCGAAGGCGGCTTTCACCCCGGATGGCGGGATGTGGCGGGCGTGCATGAACTCGGCGAAGGTGCCGAGCGCGGCTTTGTCCGCGTCGCTCGGCGTCGCCCCATCGGGCCAGGCGAGCCCGTAATCGGCGGCCTTTTCGGGGATGCCGTGAGCCTTGCGGAACGCGGCGATCTCAACCTCGGTGGCGTCGTCCGCCAGCAC